GTTTTTGTTGACCACTTCAATGATGATGTGAGACTGGCTATTAACGAAACGGTCGGTAAAGCGCCGCCATTCCTGTTTCAGCCACGCCCAGTCTGAGAACTCAAGACCACGCTTGCGTTTGCGGCGGGTTGCGTACTCATCACATAAGCACGTCCAGAAATGGCTGATAGAGTCGATGATGAGCACTGAACCGCTTTGTTCCGCTTCATTAACAGCGGCAAGCAGATCCACAAATGCGCGCGTTTTAGCTGTATAAAGCTCAATGTTCTCAGCATCGAAGCGGGGTTTTACCCAGTCAGAGCCGGTTTCGGTATCAAGGAACATTACCGGCTTATCACCCATTTCAAGTCCACGCTGGCGCATCAACAGAACGAGGCCGATCGCCAGTTCGCTGGCAGTGTAAGTTTTGCCGTCTCCGGCAAAGCCCATGATTCCGGCTTTAAGGAAAGCCTGTGTATTAGTAGCTCGCTGGAAAAGGGCCATCTCATCCTCTCCTCAAATCCATGTTAATTGCAGTCTGTTTGGTCGCGAGCGTTTCGGCGGCATACCGCAGGAACTCGGCTGCCTTTTCCTGAAAATCCACATCATCGAAGGTTGCAGTAAGGGCGGCTTTATCCGCTTGGGTGTTGCTGAGTAGAGCGTGAAGGTGATGAAACTTAATCTGGCGATCGTATAAGTCGGCCAGCTCTGCTTCTTCCTCTTCACGAGCTATTTGTAAGTAGTGCTCTTGCCACGCGCGCTCTTCGATACGGTCATGCATGAAATACGCGTCCACGATTCCTCCTGTAAAAGGGCGTAAAAATCCCCGGCGCCTTTTTAGCCGCCAATTACAAAGGTTTGATTAATGTCTGAAAGGGTGGGTCAGTGGGTTAGGGGATTACCGAACCCATCAAGAAACACTTCGACTACACGATCAGTAATGCGGATTTGCTCGCGCATTGAGTGAAGGTAAACGTGTTTACCGCGGATCGCTGAGACTCGATAAGCGCAACCATCGCGGAGCGCCATCATTCCAGGTTCAAGGCATTGCCTGATTACCGGCATAGTGCCGTAGTGTTGATTAACCATCTTCTCCCTTGCCGTTATCGCCCGGCTGGCGGAACGTTTTGCTAAGTAACTACTGTGCCGTGATGTTACTGATGAGATAGATGTTATACCCTTGAGTTTTAAATTTCAAGTCTCAAGGGTATAAATATTATAACTTAAGAGTTTTGCTGGGAGTGTTTTAGGAATAGAACAGGGTATCGCCAAGTAATTAATTTCAGTCAAAATCGTTAACCGACCGAACTTGACCATCGGCAGAGAGTGATTTAATTTAAAACGACTGTATATACATACAGTCATTCGGGTTGTGAAATCATAGAAAGAGGAGAGGGGCATGCCTGATGCAATGTTGCGCACCGCGCCGGGAGTTTACAAAAAGGTCGTCCTGGCAAACAAGCATTGCTGGGCTTTGGGATGGGAAATTTATCTACGGAAAGATCGGGCCATAAAGACAATAACTCCCAGTATTTCCACACGTTCGTCTATAGGAACAAGCCCGAGTCGCGAGTCTCCGACGTCCAGATAGTTTTGCGGCCCGCGGGTGAGATATCTATATGCCGAAGATTTGCCGTTTATCTTTGCGTAAACAAAATCGTTATTAACCGGGGTTTCCTCAGAATCTACAACAATGGTACAGCCTTGGGGTAATTCGGGGAATCCGGTTTCATAGTTTAACTTGTATGCCTTTGATTTCTCATGATTAATAGCATCTGGGACAATAGTTAGTCCTATTTGTTTTTCGCTTTCATCATAAAGCGGGAGCGCTATAGTTCCTTCATAAACAATAGAACTGGCATTACTTGTTTCGACCTGCTCGGACTTCATGCTCCCAACTCCATGCGCCAGCCACTCTGGGCGCACGCCTAAAGCTTTAGCAAGATCAACGATCTTCGCTGAACTCTGAGTTCTACCAGAAACAATTTTCCAAACTGTAGGCTGGGATACACCCGCAGCCTCAGCAAGCGAAGCTTGACTAAAGCCGCCTGCCGTCATTGCAATTTCAAGTCTTTGAGAGAGTGTCGTTTTCATATTCCCAAACTATAACCGCGGGTTTAACTAGTCAAATAACCATGGGATTGACTGGTTCTATAACCATGAGTATTATTCATCTCGTCACCAAAACTCCTGGGTGTTGAAAATGAACGAGTATATTGCAAAAGCCATAGAGATTGCCGGTTCACAAGCCAAATTAGCTGAACAGGTAGGAGTGTCACAAGTTAGCGTTTGCCGTTGGCTAAACAACAAGAAGAAGGTGTCGCCGGAACGCGTCATCGCAGTTGTAAAAGCTACCGGGGGCGTGATCAAGCCTTACCAAATACGTCCCGATCTACCGATGCTTTTTCCTCATTCAGAAAAATAAGCTTCATCTTGCGCGGGTCTACCAACAATCAGAAGTAATAGTAGGAAGTATTAACCATGAGCACCACACAGAAACGCACAACGACTAAGACTCTGCAAATTGAAACCCGTATCAGGAGCTGCATCGCCGCTCTTGGGGTGACCCAAGTTGCTAAAGAGATGGGAGTGCATCATTCGCAAATAAGCCGTATGCAAACGGGGAAAAACTGTTTTGTGGAGCGGGCCGCCAAACTGTTGGCAGTAATAGGTTTTGATGATCGCGAAGAAACGGTGATTATCAAAGGCGAGCAGACGGCAGAGGTGGCGAAAGCGCTTATCTCAATGCTGGAGCATTTAAAAGGCGAAACCCCGTACTGCGCTAACAGTGTCGGGGCTTCTGAACGCAAACACATAGGCATGTAATTTGCGAGATAATTATGACAAAGCAACTTTTGACTATCAACCCCTCGAGCAATAGTTCGTATTCATAGCGTTAATTGCAGGTGGCGTACCATGAGTATGGAATTGATGGCTAAGGCTATGAAAATCACTGTCGGTAACCCGCTGCGTAAGCTGGTGCTAATCAAGCTGGTGGATAATGCCAGCGATAAAGGCGAGTGCTGGCCTTCATACCAGCATATTGCAGATCAATGCGAAATCACTAAGCGCTCGGTAATGAACCATATTGCAGCGCTTTGTGAAGCAGGCTTGGTCGAAAAAGAGATACGCATAGGTCCCAAAGGTAATTCGAGCAATCTATATATTTTGAAGCTAAATAACCCGGCGAAATCTCCGGCAGGTAGTGAACGAAATTCACCAGGGGGGAGTGAATCTGGTTCACCACATAGTGAACCTCTTTCACTAGGGGGTAGTGAATCTGGTTCACCCAGAACCAGTCACTTTATAGAACCAGTCAATGAACCCATTACGTCAGAGAACGCTACCGCGTCCTCTGGCGCCATTAAAAAACACAAGGATTTGATGGTACCAGTTAGACCCGATGCGGCCATTCGTTCACCAAAAGGCGACAAGTGGGGAACCGTTGATGATCTGCGAACTGCTGAATTAATTTTCGGCAAAGTGCAGGAGGTTACGCCTGCCGCGCGCAAACCTAACTGGGCGGCATGGGCCAATGATATTCGTTTGATGCGCGTAGCCCTAAACGTCACACATGCAGAAATTTGGCAGGTTTTCACTTGGGCGAACACTGATCATTTCTGGCAAACAAACATTTTGTGCCCGGCCAAGCTTCGCGAGAAATGGCCGACGCTGACCGCTCAGATGATGCGGCCATCACGTCAGCGCTCTATTGCGCTGGAACAGCATACGCCACACTGGAATAGCCCTGAAGCATGGGAGGACGTACTGTGAATGAACAACTGATTCAAGCCATTTCACATCGTGACAGCGGGACGCTCTCTCGGCTTGCTAATAAATACCAACCGGCCCAAGAGCGCACCGCAAAAGGCGTAGTGAATACCGAAGCTGAGCGTCTTGTTGATTCACTGTTTCGCCAGCTCAAACAGGTGTTCCCGGCGTCTGCAGCGACAAACCTACGAAACGAAGCCGACGAAGCGGCGGCTAAACAGCAGTGGATTTTAGCATTCGCAGAGAATGGCATAACCAATAGGGAACAATTGGCCGCAGGTATGAAAAGGGCCCGCGCAAGTCTTTCGCCGTTCTGGCCCTCGCCAGGGCAGTTTATTGAATGGTGTCGCGAGGGTGTGTTTGAGCAGGCGGGGCTGCCCTCCCCAGATGAACTTGTGACAATGGTTCATACTTATTGCGCGCGACGTGGATATTATGCATCGCCAACAGAATACCCATGGAGCCAGCCCGCACATTATTGGATGGTAACACGACTATATAGCGAAATGTGTTTGAATAGTTGGAGTGAGGGCGAGTTGGCCTTGCAAGCAAAAGCAGAACTGGTAAAGATGGCTAAGAGGATTCTCAGTGGAGAGACTATACCGGAACCAATAGCAATGATTGAACAACCTAGGCCGCAGTTCGTTTCCAATGAGAGGGGCTTAGAAGTAATCACAAGAATCCGTAATGAAATTTTTAAGAAATTCCATAAAAAATGATGTATGTTTAGGATAAACAGTGGGTTGGTCTTTTCAAATTTCTTCTGCCATGTTTTAAGTATGGCGCATATGTTTTATTGGTAATTAAAGCAATGGTCCATTATGTGGCTATAATTGATAAGGATTTGAATGTGGAAAATAAATTTACGACAACAGTTGTGAATAAAGCGGTTAATTCTTCATCGCCAATTGTTTAATGTTTACAAACCATAGGGCCCCAATATGCATCAATTTTATGAGCTTGCATATAGATGTACAGGATTTACTTTAACTATGCTTGATGAAATTCATAAAAAAGTTGAGTTAGAAATGTCAGAAATGGCCACTACACGGCAAGTAAAAACTCTTCAGGCACTCAACCTACAAAAGGTGATTCAGGCGGTTGGGGTGTTTTCAATTTTCGAGGCTCATTTGCAGCGTGGACTGCAATGTAAGAACGGCTTTAAGGAGGCCGAGTTAATACTGCAACAGGCGGGGCAGTATACATTAAAAGATAATTTTCATAATTGTTACCTTGCAGTCAATGCCCTAAAGCATGGTGATGGGCCAAGTTATGCTCGACTGGTTAGTAAAATTAATGCGCTTCCTTTTATAGTAGACACACCATCTAAACCCGCTTTTGATGAAGGCGATGTTTCTGGTGTATCTGGCCTGATAAAAGCTGATGAATCCTTTATAAAATACTGTTTTGAAATCATTAATGATGTCTCAGAATGTATTGCCCAACATAGGCCTAATTTCATAGTGTGAAATGGATGCTTAACCATACCGCATTTCTTCTGGAAGTGTATGTCATTGGTTTTTTAGCTCTAAGCAGTTAATTTTTTAATGAACTTGAGCCACTTTTGGAAGTGGCTCGTAGAGTAGCTTTTATTGAAATAACTAATTTCTTAAGAGCAGGCCATCATTTTTTAAGAAGGCCGAGATGGCTATGAGTCGAGTTAAAATAATCATAGAGAATTTATGGCATCACATGACATAAGCATCATGGGTTAGTGAGCATGAATTCTCATGCTTCTACACCATTCTCTCCGTTATCCCCAGTTCTTATTGAAATCTCATCTAATATACTCTTTATTCCATTAATAGTTTCACGTAAAGGCTCAAGAATAACAGGGTTTGTATCTGCCTCTTTAACAATCCATTCGGCAAAAGTATCTTTGCTTTCGGCAACAGGACATAAGATATGGTAGTGGAGATGATCATCCCGCTCACGAACGTACTCAGCTATTTTTGAAAAACTCTCACCTAAAAATTCACTGTGAGGTGTTACTGTGAACTTCAGTGCACCTTCTTCAACAGCTTTATGCTTCACCTCCGCTGTGAACATATTTTCCAAGCAACCTGGCCAGAATTGCTTATCAACAGAACATTTATTCATCAAGCTTTGTAATTCTTCAAGGAATGGCAGTCTGCACCAGTACACTTTATTTGAATTATCTTGGCTCCAAATGCCTCCATTCTTTAATTTACCATTCTTATAAAGTTCGCGCCCTTCCTTATCATTATCCACAAGCGCAAACACTGCTCTTCCTGGAGCTAAAGTATTTATAACTTTACCATTCTTTGCCAGAGCCTCCATTTTTGTGGTTCCGCCACCGGATTCAAACGTAAATGGAATTTCATTGCCAATAAATTTTTGCCATGCTTTTTTAAATACAAGCGCATCAGTTGTCCCTTCAACGAAAACAATTGAAGTATTGTGTTGAGCTAGTTTTTGTTCTAATGATGCTCTGTCCTCTCTTGATTTTACTATATCGGCATGTGCTTGGCGTAAATAAGCGCTTATTACAGGAAGGTGTGGACTCTCACCCATTAATTCACTCGGCACATGCTCACAATCTTTTGATAGTTCTTGGATGACAGAGTTTAATCGGCCCTCATGCTTCTGCGTTTTAGATACGAAATACTTACTTACTCCTTCATCCTCAAGTGAGAAAAAAGCTGGGCTATGGCTTGTTAGGAATATTTGCTTATTATTGGCTTTGCCAAGCTCTAAAAATGTCTTAGCTTCCTCAATTGCATTTGCAAGTTCAAGTGAATTTTCTGGCTCTTCAAAACCCCAAATATGAAATTCTTTGGAGCTCTGATCTGAAAGGAATGATAGGATTTGTGGAATGTGTCTGACTTGAATTCCGTCGCCTCTTTGTAATGTTAAACTATAGGAGTCGCCTTCTTCAGATTTAATTTCGAAATCCAGCGATCTAAACAAATCTGTGAGGTCACGAGGCGTTGAAACAGAGCTATTTATTCCAAGGGAAGTTAAGAGTCCTTGTGTCAGTTGCCCTGTCCTATTCCTTAAGGCTTCGGTGAAGTTTTGCAAAGAACCTGAAAATTCATTGTGTTCAGATATAACATTGTAGATTTCAGCTTGTAGACCTTCGAATATCTTCCTGTCTTTAATAGCCGGTATGTAATGAAACTGAATCTTGTTAAGGAAACGAGTTAAATATTGCTGTAGTCTGGCCTCAGAAATTGATGAGTAAAATTTAGGTTCTTCTTGGTTTGTAATGCTCCATTGTTTTTTTACCCAAAATGACTCTCCTAATGATGCTTTCCAGTTAGACGGCGTTGCAAACCAAACCTTAACATATACAAACTTTTTAATATCTTTGTCGGGGGATGCCTCAAACTGACGAGCATGCGAAAAATCACGCTCAAACCGGAATGCCTGATTGGGATTGGTTTCGTTTCTAAAAAACAAATTTAAGGCGCGCAAAATATTGCTTTTACCCGCATCGTTTCTTCCAAATATGATGTTTGTACCAGAGCAGTTGTTTAGATGATCTTTGTAAATGGAACGAAAATAAGCGATTTCAACTTGTTTTATAAGCTTCATTTCATGTTAACCCTTCTATTAAATACCCATGAATAACCACATTTTCATTCTAACATTTTTGATATCGTTAGCTAGAACTTTCAGGGTGCAGCACAATTAGAATTTAAGATCTGTGAGCTAAAACAAATAATTTTTGTTAGAGATATAAGCGTAATTTTTTGGCGCTTGTGAAATGCGACATCCAGAGTTGAATCTGTAGTCGCTGCCAGTGCGATAATGTAATAAATTGATAAAATTAATTTTTCCTTCTGGAGAGATTTGTCATTGTACTTAGGTAACATACATTAGCACTATGGATTTTTTGCATAATGCATTTTAATTAATTGTTTTTTAAGAGGTTTATTTATATTATGTGTTGAGTTCATTTGAGCATTGCACTGATTAATGATAGTGATTGTTCATTGCAGTGAATAACGCTTGTGGAAAATGTATTTTTAGTTGATTCGGCCTGATTCTTTTCGTTTTTTTGTGTGTTACATCTGCAATGTTGGAGATGTACAAGTGAAAGTAGTTGACTTAGAGCTGCCGGAAAAAGGTGTGGTGTTAATTGACTGCGTAAATGAAGAGACACTTACCATTATAAATGCCAGAATAAATTCATCTGGTAAAGCTCGACTATCACAGCGAGTACTTTTGATGAGGAAAGGAACGAGTAAATGGCGGCACATGGTTCTTCGGAAAAAAGAGTTCGTTTGCTATTTAAAGTCTCTCAAAGATATGCTCACATTAGTTACACAGGGTGATGATTATAACTTTTGTTTGAAGTAAAATAGTCACTCAAGCCTGAACAGCTTGCTAAGTACCACTGTGCCATGGAAGGGAATTTATGGCGCAGATTGATTTTAAAATATACTACATCTTTGCACTGATCGCGGTATTTTCTGTGACCAGTGATTTGGCATATCCAGCGTTCGACCTCTACGGAGGTGCGGCGTGAACTTCCCCAAAGACGGCATCCGCCTTCACAAATCCAACTTCGCTTCCATCGGCCAGCAATTGCATCCACTACTGGCTAATGGTGATTGCTATCGCCTGATCATCAGACCGTGGCGCGAAACTCGCAGCCTTTCACAAAATTCGCTGGCGCACATGTGGTTTGCTGAAATCAGTGACTATCTCATTAAGCGGGGCAAATCCTTTGCTTCTCCTGCGTGGGTTAAGGACGCGCTGAAGCATTCCTATCTCGGCTACGAACGCCGTGAGATGACTGACGTCATTACCGGCGAGAAAAGCACAATCAGTTCCCTCCGTCATACCTCCGACCTCGATACCGGCGAGATGCATTTCTTCCTCTCGCAAGTTGAAGCTTGGGCTCTGAGCATCGGTTGCCGCCTCACTATTCCTGAGGACTGTGAATATGCGCAGCTCCGGGCAGAGCAGGAGGCTTAATCATGCGTATGGGATGGTTTGAACACTCGGATTGCACCGCAGAAGAGGCCGACGAGCTGCTTCGCCAGTATCGCAAACGCGGTATGAAAGCGGAGCGGTCTCTGTCTGCAGACTGTAAGACGTTCGTTGTTCGCGTGCTGCTGCCGGAAAGCAAATACCCGCCACGGCAGGACACCACATTTCAACAACGGATGTGGAGGTGAGGATGAAGAGTATTTATCGAAGCGCTAAATGGCTGGCCGCCGTTCGCCAGTTAGATTGTTGCGTGCTTTGCCGCCGCTGGGGTGTACAGGCGGCACATCGCAACGAGGACAAAGGCATGGGCCTTAAGGTCGATGACAGCCTGACGGCAGCGCTCTGTGTTGACTGTCATCATGCTATCGATAACGGCAGCGAACTGACAAGAGAGGAGCGTCGCGCACTAATGGACCGCGCCATCGTGCTTACGCTTCGGGAGCTGACGCGGCGCGGTCTGGTGGTGCCCAAATGACGAACACCTATGAATTCACATTGCCGTATCCACCAAGTGTTAACGACTACTGGCGGCGTGGAAATGGCATTACCTACATCAATAAGAAAGGCCGCGAGTACCGTCGGGCAGTGCAGGAGATCCTGCATATCCTCAAGCTCGACATAAACACCTCTGCGCGGCTGAGGCTGCGCATTATCGCGAACATGCCTGATAAACGCCGCCGCGATATCGACAACATTCTCAAAGCGGTCTGCGACTCACTGGAGAAGGGCGGTTTCATGCAAAACGACTCGCAAATAGACGAACTAAAAGTGGTACGCGGGGAAGTCATTCCCGGTGGACGTCTGGGTATTAAAGTCACGGAGATTGAAGAGTGATAGCACAGGATTACGAATACATCCGTCAGCAACTCATTACCGCGACCGCTGATTTAAGCGGGTCAACCAAGGGGCAACTCATTGCGTTCGCAGAAAACGCTCAATTAGCCACGAACCGCTTCAAGCGAAAGCGCCTGAAGGTTAGGGATGAGGAAACCGGGGAGATGATCACCATACATAACCCACCCGTACCGGGAGTACAGTCCCGAGACAAAGGTTCATCAATCGCGCTGGTGCTTCCCGTCGAATACGCTACCGCGAGCTGGCGTCGGGCTGTACTGGCGCTTGATGAAGTCGAATGCGCCTGGCTGCTTTGGTGTTACTCCGAAAACATACTTTATGCACATCAGGTCGAGATAGTACGCTGGGGTTGGGAGACTTTCAGCGAGGAACTCAAAGGACAGCGCATCGCCGGTAAGACACTGGAGCGTTTGCGTTCGTTGGTATGGCTGGCGGCGCAGGACGTTAAACGCGAGTTACGAAATGAGCCGCAAGGCTGCTACAAAGCCCATGAGCTGGCGCAGATGGTTGGGGTAACAAAATCTACGTGGTCGGAAGGATATGCCGCACGGTGGGCGCAAATGAGAGCCAATTTTCTGTATCTGGATAAGAGGGCCGTAATAGATGCAGCAAAAACACGTTCGAAGCAGAAGGTAGCAAATTACAAACAAGTTATTGCAAATCCGAACTAAAACCGGTAAATTTGTCTGCATTATGTTATTTTGCCTCTGTTGTATCTAACCCGCCTTGTGCGGGTTTTCTTGTTTCTGCGACATGTGCCCTCGGATAATATGGCTTCCATTACCGATACCTTCAGAGGCAACAAATGGCACTGGTGTTTATTCCAGCTCTTATCGTTTTACTTACTGCAAAAGAGAAAGAACTTGGTCGCGAGCTGACACAAGAAGAAGTTGAGACACTACGCGATAATGCAGTCGGTATGGTAATGCCTGACGAAATCGCTTTAGAAATGAATGAGAGCCGTGGTTATCCTGACGTTGACCCAGAGAACGTCTGGCATGATTGGCTTTCCTACAAAAACTCTTTTGACGTCCAGTAAAGAGATACGCTTCTCCTCTTTAACATAGACAAATTCTAAAACCGCCTTGTTGTCCGGGTGTGGAGCTTCTTGTGTGAGATGTGGCCTTTTCGTGTTGTCTGCCTTTTTAACATTGCAAACGCGCCAGAAACTCAAAATTTGATAATAATCACGCTATGAAAATAAAACATCTTAAGTTAATGCCAGCGACACTTTTTTTACCAAGACCTTGCTACTTTTAAAGTGCGCCCCTCACATGGTGCAAATAATTAGCTGTAGCGAATTCTTCCGGTATTGAGTGCCGAGTGCATCTTTATTGTTAAAATTAAGATGTGCCGCACCTAACTAACTCAGGGAAGAATAGTACGTTACAGAACAAGGGCTATGGAGCGTCCTGAAGTCACGCATGTCGCCAGTTCTGCCGAACTGGCTTTTTTTTGCCCTTTTTCTTATCTCCGTTCCACTCCTGTCTTAACACAGAACACTTCCCTGAACAGAGGAGGTGAGAGTATGTATCAAATGGATAAATTAACGACAGGCATTGCCTATGGTACATCTGTAGGTAATGCCGGGTTTTGGGTGCTCCAGCTCCTCGATAAAGTTTCCCCATCACAGTGGGCAGCTATTGGTGTACTCGGCAGCCTGGTGTTCGGCTTTCTTACTTTCCTGACCAACCTCTATTTCAAAATTAAAGAAGATCGGCGTAAAGCCGCAAGGGGAGAATGATGTCCCCGGCATTAAAACAACGAATCGTCGCAGCTATGAGCGGCGGGGCTATCGCTATTGCCACCGCAATGGTTGCTGGTAAAGACGGCCTCGAAGGGCGCGAGTATGTGCCTTATCGGGATGTGGCTGGCGTTCTTACGGTCTGTGATGGACATACCGGCAACGACATCATTCCGGGAAAGCGTTACACCGATGCAGAGTGTGATGCGCTTACCCAAGCTGATATGACACGTATCGCTCGCCAGATTGATCCGCACATCAAGGTAAACACAACTGATACCCAACGCGCCGCTATCTACTCATTTGCCTACAACGTGGGCCCCTCGGCAGCTATCAAATCTACCCTGATGAAAAAGCTTAACGACGGTGATTATGTCGGGGCATGTGACGAGCTTAAGCGCTGGATTGACGCTGGTGGCAAGAAGTGGAAAGGACTCATGAATCGGCGAGAAGTTGAGTACGCAATATGCATGGCGGACAGCGTTTATGACCTCTAAGTTAAGCGTCTCAGCAATCGGGTTACTCGCTTTAGGGATGGTTATTGCTGGCTCTTTAGCGAACTATTATCACGCTCAGCTCACAAAATCGCAGGCATCTTTAATTGAACTTAATCGTGAATTAAATGCGGTTAAAGATGCAAAGAAAAAGATGCTGGAGAGCCAGCGCAAACTCGCAGAGCTCGATGCCCGCTACGCAGGAGAAATTTTCCGTGTCAAAACTGAGAATGATCAGCTTCGTGCTGATGTCGCTAACGGCCATCGCCGGTTGCAGCTCCACGCAACCTGTAATCGAGTGCATAACGCCACCGCCGCCACCAGCGGCACTGATGCAACCACCCCCGGACTTGATGACTCCGCTCAATGGGATTATTTCACCCTCAGAGAGAGAATCGAAACTGTGACCCATCAGGTTAACTACTTGCAGGATTACATCCGTCAGCAGTGTTTGAAATAAAAAGCGCCCATAAAGGGCGCTTTGGGACAAGACATGTTACTTGGCGTAAGTCTTGATGTAAGCCTTATCAAGCTCTTGTGCCAGGGTTTTGTAGATCTTCTCAAAATAACTTTTGATGTACTCGTCTGGAGCAAGTGGGGTATTGGTATTACCGAGGCGGCCTGCAATCAGCGCGCACGTTTGCTCAAAAAGAAAACGCTCTTTTTCTTCTGGTGTCATTTTTTATCTCCCAGGGCTGCGGGATTGCAGCCCATTTTTTTATATGGGTAAATTATTAAATTTCAATACGAAGCTTGATGGTTTCTAAGGGACATCTTCATGTTTTATGGCATATCCATATAAAAGATACGACCTGCTTCCAGATGACCAATACGTCCAAGCAACACTACTAGCGGCTTTCGGATAACATCGAAACTGCTGAAGGTTAAAGAAACAAACTTCCGGTTGTTCTGGATAGCGCAGGGCATCATGTATCGCATTGCTGAGAAGCTGATGTCCTATGCTCATCATATCGATGCCGAGTGCTTAACCATTAAGGCCGGAGAAAATTAGAATAAACGATAAGCATTCACTCAGTCTAAATGCACTCTACATGGCATTCGACAGTTTTCCGCATTACTGATGGTCACAAACTTAATGACTAGACGGCCTAAGAAGAAGTAAAAGCCGCTTTCGCAACGCCTTAAGATTATTCTTAACGGGTAGAGCGAGAGCGCGCCAAAAGTGAGTTCAGGCCTGTTTCCTCTCTCAAAAGCCTCTCTTTGCCCCAGAGGTTATTTAAGGAATATTTCTTCCCTCTTATCGTTAGAGCAATATCTGTTATAAAAAATTCATTGCTGTTTTCTTCAGCAACAATCAAAGATATAAGCATTGCAAATATATATGAGACTGGAAGGATCCATTCATTCCCAATACTCAAAACAGTATCTTCTGTAATCTTTAATCTAGGATCTAACTCACCTTCATGAGCGATGGGACAGCGGCCAAACTCATAAATCGCCGCTGGTATGGATTTTCCGCCAACATAGATATTCCGCAAAACGTTACCCGTTGCTATGTAAGAAATAAGATCCTCATCGTCTTCGAGATAACTGCGAATGCGAGCGCCAACCCCAGCCTTAGGCCTCCTAGATTTTGCCGTTTTATCAAGAGCAGGGAACAAATGTATTAACGTTGTTTCATAATCATTTCTTCTGAATGCTTCGAACGCAGCTTCCAGCCTTCTTCCTACAGAACCTTGTTGCGGCATAACGACTCCTTTAAGAGAAAACAAAATGGCACTCACCGATAAACAAGAACTGTTCTGTCGCGAGTACCTCATCAATGTAAACGCTACACAGGCGGCGATTCGGGCGGGGTACAGCGTCAAAACGGCTAACCGCACCGCCTCCAAAACCTGTCAAAAGCTGACATCCTGAACAGAATCGCCGAACTCAAGAATAAGCGCAACGAGGACGAGGGCATAAATGCTGCTTATGTGCTCCAGCTCTGCTTATGTCGGCACCAATAATGTATCTAAAAGGTCAGCCACGTATTAGCTACCAGTAATTATGATCTTTTATCAGCCACTCTCGCTTGGCTGCGAAAAACATGACTATGTAAGTGGAAATAGCCATGCCACCAAGAATCCCTAAAGCCTGTCGTAAACGTGGATGTGGTAAATCAACTACAGACAGAAGCGGATATTGCGAAGTGCATAAAGGTGCTGGCTGGGAGCGCTATAACAACGGGCGAACAGCAACACAGCGAGGCTATGGTGCTGAGTGGCGAAAGGTAAGGAACATCGTTATCAGGCGCGGCAAAGGTCTGTGCCAATCGTGCAAACGTCTCGGAGTCATACGTCCCGGTTCAAGCGTCGACCATATTGTTGCTAAAGCGCATGGGGGAAGCGATGACATAAGCAACCTCGAATGCATTTGCTCTGAATGTCACACGGCCAAAACCGCACGAGAAAGATCGGCTAAACCGAAACATTTGAAAACATACAGAAACTAAAAGAAATTTTACAGGTGAGCTTAAGGGATTAATATCGCTACGCTATTTGCTTTAACAGGAAAAGGAATATGACCTGGACATATCATCAAGGCAATGGGAAGTTGTTTCGTAATGGCAAGTTGATTGGCACTGGATACGCAGGTAAGGGAGCAGGAAAGAATGCTCCATCACTTCAGGGAACGGCTGACATTGGGCCCCTCCCGAGAGGTAAATACACGATTGGCGCACCATTTCATCATCAACACACTGGCAACTACTCTATGCGCCTCACACCAGCACCGAGCAATAATATGTATCACCGCTCTGGCTTCCTCATCCACGGCGACAGTACCGCTCATCCCGGCGAAGCTTCAAACGGTTGTATCATAATGCCCTTAAACGTTCGTCATGCTATTTGGAGTAGTGGGGATCGTCACCTGGAGGTTGTGCAGTGAAAAAGTTAATGATGGCTTTGATTGCCTGTTGCCCGCTGTCTGTACTGGCTGCCGCACCTGATTGCGCTTCATGGCCTATGAACATGGCACAGGTATGGCTGAAGAATGAAAAGATCGTAGATATTGCGCAGCTCGATACCGCTAAAACCAGCAAGACCCTTCTCGCAGCTGAAAAGAAAAAAGACGGTATCTACACTGAAGTTTATCGCTTTATCTTCCATGACAAAGCAGGGAAGAGTTATGAACTCATCACTAAGAACGATGCGTCTGCTGAAGAATGCTCTGTTAGTGGTGTAAGTGTGTTCCTCGTAAGCAAAAGCGAAATAACTGAATAACAGAATAACTACTGACAGAACAAATGAAGGCGGCCTGAGGTCGCCTTTTTTGTTTGCGCTAGTGGCATGGCTGACTGGCGCAAAAGGATGGACAGGGGGAGGGTAAATCTCTGAGAAATAAAGCGTTCCAGACTGCCCGCCCCGCTAAATTTTTACGCGTGAGAAATAAGAATTTTTTTCCGGGAGGCTTTTTGCCGGTTTCTTGCTCAACCAGGAGGTGAATTTATGGCCGGAGTCCGGGCCGCTGGTGGAGGTCGAAAGAAGAATCTCCCTGTAAGCGGCAAAAGCTCAATTACAAATATCAGACCGCCACAAGAGCTAATGAGCGCCGTTGCGGTGAAGGTCTGGAAAAGCACCTCAAAGATACTTATTGAGCGTGGCTTATTTGAACCGGAGGACGCTCCTGTCCTCATGGCCTACTGCAATGCATTTCACCTCATGATCGAAGCCGAGAAGATGATCGCAACCAGTGGAATCATCGCTACCGGCGAGAGCGGCATCAAAAAACATCCCGCGATTAATGTTCGAAACGATGCCGTAGCGCAGATAGCCAGGCTTGGCTCGTTGCTGGGCCTGGACCCAATGAGTCGTGCGCGTATGCTCGGCGCGGGTACGCCTGACGATGAAGAGGGAAATGAATTTGATGAGTTTTAACTTATGGCGACCTATCCGAACGTTAACGACGCGAATCGCTACGCGCGGGATGTTGTCGCTGGGAAGATTCTTGCCTGCCGTTATGTAAAGCTCGCGTGTCAGCGCCATCTTAATGACCTTGAGCGGGCCAAAGATCAGCGCTGGCCATACAGGTTCGACAGAGATAAAGCCGAGCGTTTTTGTCGCTTCTCGCAAAAAATGCCCCACACGTCCGGCGAATGGGCCCGTAAAAAGCTCCGGCTGACGCTGGAGGACTGGCAAAAGTTTTGTTTCTGCGTTTCGTTTGGCTGGGTTCGCAAATCAGATGGACTTCGCCGCTTCCAGGAGATTTACATCGAGGTTCCCCGTAAGAACGGGAAATCACTCATCGCTGCCAGCGTGGGCATTTATATGTTCTGCGCGGACGACGAGCACGGCGCTGAAGTTTACTGCGGAGCCACGACAGAAAAGCAGGCGTTTAAAGTCTTTGAACCTGCGCGCCAAATGGTGCAGAAACTCCCGGCGCTGCGTAAGCGCTTCTCAATAAAGCCGTGGGCAAAAAAAATGACCCGGCCAGATGGCTCGGTGTTTGCGCCGATTGTCGGCGATCCTGGTGATGGTGACTCGCCGAGCTGTGCAATTATCGACGAGTATCACGAACACGCCACAGATGCGCTTTACACGACAATGACGACCGGGCAAGGGGCGCGTGAACAGCCCCTGACGCTCATCATCACGACAGCAGGCTACGATATTGCCTCGCCCTGTTATGACAAGCGCTCACAGGTGGTAGAAATTCTTGAAGGCATTCGCACTGACGGTGCAAATGAGACGATTTTCGGCATCATTTACACCCTTGATAAGGATGACGACTGGACCTCTGAGGAAGCCATTCGGAAAGCGAACCCAAACCTTGGCGTTTCGCTCAAGCCTGAATTTCTGCGTGCCAAGCAGGAGCTTGCAAAAACTACCCCGAGCCAGACTAACAAGATCCTGACCAAGCACTTCAACCTTTGGGTCTCAAGTAAAGCCGCGTTTTACAACATGCAGCGCTGGCAGGAGGCTGCCGACCCGTCGCTTACGCTTGCCGATTTTGAGGGGGAGCCGTGTTATCTCGGGATCGACCTGGCATCAAAGCTCGACCTCAACGCCGTGGTGCCAGTATTCATGCGGGAAATCGATGGGCTTAAACACTTTTACTGCATCGGCGCTCAGTTCTGGGTGCCAGAGGATACGGTCTACTCAACAGATCCGCAGCTAAAACGCACCGCCGAGCGCTATCAGTCGTTTGTAAATCAAGGTGTGCTGATCCCGACCGATGGCGCAGAGGTCGATTATCGGGTGATTTTCGAGTCGATTCTCAGGCTCCGTGACAAGGTGAAAATCGAGATATGCCCCATCGACCCTTACGGCGCGACGTCACTGGCGCATATGCTCAACGATGAAGGGCTAAATCCTGTCACCATTACGCAGAACTTTACGAACATGTCCGACCCGATGCGAGAAATCGAGGCCGCGCTCGCGGCTGGCCGTTTCCATCATGACGGGAATCCGATCCTGACCTGGTGCATCCAGAATGTTGTCGGCAAGTATTACGCAGGCTCTGACGACGTTGTCCGACCGACCAAAGAGGGCAACGAGAACAAAATCGACGGCGCAGTAGCAATGATGATGGGGGTTGGCCGGGCCATGCTCAACGAGCCAGGTGATTTCCTTTCAAATCTTGATGATGAGGATATTTTAACGCTATGAAATTATACGACGTTTTCGGCGTTGTGGGCTTCTGCCTGCTTATCTCCGCTTGTTATTTGCGGTGGGGAACGGCTCCGGCGATGGCTGTCGCGGGCGGTGGCCTGCTTTTAAACGGTCTCGCGATGGCCCGCAAAAGGGGGCGCTGATGTTCCTTGACGCGTTTTTCCGTTCAGACCCTAACGCGGAGCCGGGTAATCCAGAAAATCCTGCCACACCGCTGACAGGCGAGAACATCGCGACAACCTCCGGCATGATTTCTGACGTTTTTGTCTCTCCTGAGACGGCGATGAAACTGGCGGCGGTCTATTCCTGCATTTATGTGCTCTCGTCGAACCTGGCACAAATGCCGCTACACGTTTTGCGGCGCGAGGGGAAAACCGTTCGGCAGGCAACAGAACACCCGGTTTTCTATCTCGTTCATGACGAGCCTAACCCGTGGGAAACCTCGTATAAATGGCGCGAGCTGATGCAACGCCACGTTTTAGGGTGGGGCAATGCTTACACGGAGATTAAACGCAACCGGCGCGGCGAGGTTATCGAGCTGGCGCACCGGATGCCGTGGGAATCGTGCCTGATTAAATTTGATGGCCGCTGGCGTTACGGTATTTACACCGAGGAAGGAAGCTGGTCGGTTCACCCCGACGATATGGTTCACATTAAGGCGATTGGTAACTGCGACAAATGGGGACTCTCCCCGATTATGCAGCACGCGCAAACCATCGGCCTGGGGCTCTCAGGGCAGAAGTACACAGAGAGCTTTTTTAACGGCAACGCGCGCCCGGCGGGGATAGTGTCCGTCAAGCAGGAGTTGAACGATAAATCGTGGGATCGGCTTAAAAAAATCTGGCAGAAAGCCGCTGCCGCGCTCCGTTCGCAGGAAAACAAAACGCTCTTGCTCCCTGCCGAACTGGATTACAAAGCCCTGACCATATCGCCGGTAGACGCGCAGCTCGTCGAAATGATGAAGCTAAACCGCAGCATGATAGCGGGGATTTTCAATGTGCCGGCGCACATGATTAACGACCTCGAAAAAGCGACGTTTTCCAACATTTCCGAGCAGTCGATTCAGTTCGTGCGATTCACGATTATGCCGTGGGTTGTTAACTGGGAGCAGGAGCTAAACCGCCGCCTTTTTACCCGGCAGGAGCTGGCCGCCGGTCATTACGTCAAATTCAATCTGGCCGGGTTGTTGCGTGGTACGCCGAAAGAGCGAGCCGAGTTCTACCACTACGCGATCACCGACGGCTGGTTAAGCCGTAACGAAGTGCGAGCGCTGGAGGATAAAAATCCGGTTCCGGGGCTTGATGAAATGCTCGTTTCGGTTAATGCCGCGCAGACAAGCGGAAGTAAAGACAAAACCCCGGAGGGAAACCCTGACAATGAGTGATATTGAAAAGCGCTGTTACGTTGGTGAAGTCCGCGCCGCTGAGGTTGAGGGCGAACCAACCAAAATTATTGGCTATGCGTCTGTATTTAACAGCCGTTCAGAGCTGATTTTCGGCTCGTTCCGCGAAGTGATTAAGCCGGGAGCGTTTGACGATGTCCTCGGCGACGATGTTCGCGCCCTGTTTAACCATGACCCGAATTTTATTTTAGGACGCAGCTCGGCGGGGACGTTGTCCCTCTCTGTCGACGACAGAGGCTTGCGTTACGAAATCACAGCTCCGCAAACGCAGACAATCCGCGATCTGGTTCTCGCGCCGATGCAGCGCGGAGACATTTCACAAAGCTCTTTTGCGTTCCGTGTCGCCCGCGATGGCGAACGCTGGTATCAGGATGAAGACGGCGTCGTCGTTCGCGAAATTACTCGCTTTTCCCGCTTGCTGGACGTTTCGCCTGTCACCTATCCGGCTTATCAGGAGGCCGACAGCGCCGTCCGTTCGCTGGAGCAGTGGCGCAGCCAACAGGCAGAGCAGGATCAGCGCAGCGCTGAGGCGCGGCAAAAGCAGACGACAGAGAAAGCCGCTCGCGAGCGAGTTCTTGACCTGTTAGCGCGACCGTAACTAACCCTTTAATTAAACAACCTCGCTTCGGCGGGGTTTTTTTATATCTAAAAAAGAGTGATTGACCTTATGAAATTGCACGAAATGCAGCAAAAACGCGCCACTATCGCCGCTGAAATGCGCGCCCTGAACGAAAAAATCGGCGATGCATCTTGGACTGAGGAGCAGCGCAGCCAGTGGGACAATGCAAAACACGAATACGACAAGCTCGACGCGGCGATTAAGCGCGAGGAAGAACTCCGCGCGATGGATAATATCCTCGCAGCCGAAAACGAACCCGAACACCGCAACAACCCGGAGGGCTCCGAAGATGAACGTCGCGCCGCTGTTTTCGACAAGTTTGTCCGCCACGGCTTAGGGGAGCTGTCAACGGAAGAAAAGCGCACTCTAAAAGAGTTTCGCGCCCAGGGTATCGACGACGGTGAGGGCGGCGGTTCTAAAGGCGGTTTCACCGTGCCGAAACAGTTCCGAAACCGTGTCGTTGAGGCAATGAAAGCCTACGGCGGGATCGCGGGTGTTTGCCAGATTCTGAGCACATCGAATGGTCAGGATATCGACTGGACTTATAGTGACGGCACCGCCGATATGGGCGTGATGCTCGGAGAGAACGAGGAAGCGAGCGAAGGCGATGTCACTTTCGAGCCGATCACTATCGGTGCCAAAAAAATGACGTCGAAAATTATCCGCGTTTCTAACGAGCTGTTACTCGATAGCGGCATCGACATGAACGGCTATCTGGCCGCACGTATCGCGCAGCGCCTGGGCCGTGGCGAAGCGGCGCAAATCGTTAACGGTGACGGCACCGGTAAAAACGTTAAAGGACTGGCTAAGTGGGTGACGAAAACCACATCCGCCGCAGCCGCTGACGCGTTTACTTGGGAGGAGTTGCTCGCGCTGAAACACAGCGTCGATCCGGCCTACCGCAATTCGCCGAAATTCCGCTTTGCATTTAACGACAATACCCTGCTGAAAATCTCCTCTATGAAAGATGCGCAGGGCCGCCCGCTCTGGCTCCCGGATGTGGTTGGTATGGCACCGGCGACCGTGCTCAACGTGCCTTACGTTATCGATCAGGCGATTGCCGATATTGGCGCGGGTAAACAGTTCGTGTATTGCGGTGACTTTGACCGCTTCATCTTACGCCGTGTGGCGTACATGACCCTGATGCGACTCACTGAGCGTTACGCGGAATATGATCAGGTCGGTTTCCTTGCATTCCATCGCTTCGACTGCGCTCTCGAAGATGCCGCAGCGGTTAAAGCGCTGGTCGGTAAAGAAGAGGCAAAGTAACCGGGGTGACACTTGATCCGACCGCGCTTTCTGTCGCGGTCGGGGCAACCTCGCCAATTAAAGCAAGTGTCACCCCTGAAAACGCCACAAACAAGGCGCTTAACTGGACGTCAGGAGAAGAAGCCATCGCAACCGTTGACGCCTCCGGCGTTGTGACTGGCGTCGCTGAGGGCGGCCCGGTAGACGTTACCGCGACAGCGGCGGACGGCTCCGGCGTTTCTGCTTCCTGCGCCGTCACTGTCACAGCGGAAAAGCGAACTAAATCTAAATAACGCCCTCCGGGGCGTTTTTTATTGAGGCCGAGCCGTGATTCTTTCCCTTTCAGAAATTAAAGCGCAGTTGCGGATTGAGGAGGATTTCACCGAGGAAGACGCGCTTTTAACCCTCCTCGGCGGGGCCGCTGAGGCCCGCACCTCGAATTACCTCAACCGCAGGTTATACGCGACGGAAGTCCCCGACACTGACGAGGACGGACTCGTCGTCTCTGACGATATCCGCCAGGCAATGCTGATGCTCTGTAGTCATTTTTATGAAAACCGATCATCAACGTCTGATGTGGAAATGACAGAGATGCCGCAGTCGTTTAAATGGCTTGTCGATGCATACAGGTTTATCCCGCTATGAAAAGAAGCCCGTCACAGACAGCGACGCGCTATTCGTTTCCCGACCCCGGAGAGCTTAACCGACGCGTTCAGTTCAGAAAGCGCGTTGATTCACCGGCGGCTGATTTCGGCACGGAAAGCGAGGAGATCGACACGTTCCGGGCGTGGGCGAGAGTCCAGCAAACCGGCGCAACGACTTATCAGTCCTCTGTTCAGACCGGCGAAGCCGTGACGCACCTCATCACTATCCGCTACCGGTCGGGCATGTCGAGCGAGTGGCAAATCGTGTTACCCGGAGGTGAGGTTTTACGCGTCCGGCGAATCCGCGATCTCAATTCCGAGCGCCGGTTCCTGCTTCTGGAGTGCGAGAGCCTCGGCGACGCGGATCACTACAGCGGGGCGGTGTATGGCTGATTCTCCTCTCTTTCACGTCGATTATGACGTCCCGGAGCAGATGGAATTTAAACGCCCCGTCATGCGCCGCGCGTTCGTCAAAATCGGTCAGGTTCACATGCGGGACGCCCGTCGGCTGGTAATGAAACGGGGGACGTCGAAACCCGGCGAAAACCCCGGATACAAAACCGGCAGGCTGGCGCGCTCAATCGGCTATTACGTTCCGCGCGCCTCGAAAAACCGTTCCGGGATGATGGTGCGAATCGCACCGAACCAGAAACGGGGAGAGGGAAACCGCCGTATTGAGGGTGACTTTTACCCGGCTTTCCTGTTCTACGGCGTTCGCCGTGGCGCGAAGCGGCAGCGCTCGCACCACAAAGGCAAATCCGGCGGCTCCGGGTGGAAGGTGGCCCCACGTAATAACTACATGACCGAAGTGTTAGCGCGTCGCAAAGCCTGGACGCGCTACACACTGCAACGCGCGTTACGAAAAGCCTTGCGGCCGCCAAAGGTCAGGAGGGTAAGGGCATGAAATTATCGTTAATTATCGAGGCGTTGAGATCGCGGGCTCCGTCTTTTAAATCCCGAGTCGCGGGCGCGGCTGAGTTTCAGGCGCTGGAGTCTAATGCAAAGATGATGCTCCCCGCCGCTTACGTCATTCCGACCGGCGATACCGTCTCCCGCCAGGAGTCGCAAACCGACTACTACCAGGTTGTGAATGAGGGTTTTGCCGTGGTTGTCGTGCTTGATAACAGGCGGGATTTGCGCGGCCAAACCGCCGCGTTTGATGCCGTCGATTCAATCCGGGCGGAGATATTCGGCGCGATTCTTGGATGGGAGCCGGACGATTGCACACACCAGATCACCTATGACGGCGGGCAGGTCGTCGAAATGAACCGCGCCGCGCTTTATTACCAGTTCGATTTCACCGCTGAACGGGAAATAACCGACATAGACACGCGCCATCACCGCGATCTGGACGAGCTTGTCCCGCTCGAAACGGTGGCTGTCGATGTGGACTTTATCGACCCCGGCAACGGGCCGGACGGCGACATCGAGCATCACGACGAAATCCACTTCACGGAGTAACTCTCATGTTTGTCATTCCAGTTAAAGGGCGGAAAGTCCCCGATCCCCTCCGGGGCGACGTTTTGCCCGAAAAGGGGAGAAATGTCGAAAAAAACTCCTACTGGCTCCGCCGTCTCCGGGACGGTGACGTAAAAGAAACCTCTCAAAAAAGGCGATTAAATGTCTGTTAGTTTTGATTCCATCCCCTCAAATATCCGCGTTCCGCTGTTTTATGCGGAAATGGATAACAGTAAGGCCAACACCGCGCAGACCTCCGCGCCCGCGCTTCTGATTGGGCAGGCGCTTGAAGATGCAGCCATCGAGCGTAATAAGCTGGTTCTGATGCCGACCGCCGATCAGGCGCGCAAGTTATGCGGACAGGGATCACCGCTGGCGCGCATGGTGGACGCCTATCGCAAAACCGATCCGTTTGGCGAGCTGTATGTTATCGCCGTTTCTGACCCGAAAGGGGCTCCGGCGGTTGGTGAGGTGACGTTCTCCGGCAGCGCTAACGCGTCGGGCGCGGTCTCGCTGTATATCGGAGCCAAACGTATCGCGGGCGCGGTAACGTCCGGCGATTCAGCGCTGGATGCGGCGCAATCCCTGGCCGATGCCATCAATGCCGATCCCGATCTGCCTGTTCTGGCGTCCGCGACTGCTGTTACCAGTGACGTAAAAATCACCGGGCTGACGGTCGCCCCGACGCTGACCATCAAAACCGGCGAAAGCGCAGGCATCGACGTGACCATCGTTCCCGACAATGCCACCAATAAAACCCTCTCCTGGGAATCCGACGACACCGCGATCGCCACGGTTGACGATGACGGCACCATTACCGGTGTTGCCGAAGGTGCCGCCAACGTTACCGCGACGACGACCGACGGTTCGGGGCTTTCTGGCGTGTGCGAAGTTACTGTCGAGAAAAACGAAACACGGTTAGCCAAACGAAGCCTCAAAAAAGCGACCTCCGCCCGCGCTGGCGATGAAGTTGTCGGGGCAAAAGTCACGCTGACTGCAAAATACAGCGGCGAGGCGGGCAATCAGATCCCGCTGATGCTGAACTATTACGGCGCGATCAGCGGCGAAGAAATCCCGGATGGCCTGACGGTTTCCCTGTCCGCGATGCAGGACGGCGCGGGCGTGGTCAGTCTCGACAATGTGATCGCCGCGATGGGTGACGAGCCGTTCGATTTTATTGGTCTGCCGTATAACGACGCGGCGACGTTAAAGCAGATGGGCGAGGAGATGAATGATTCCTCGGGCCGCTGGAGCTGGTCACGACAGCTCTACGGGCATGTTTACACCGCCAAAATTGGCCCACTGACGGAGCTTGTCGCGTTCGGTGAAGCGCTTAACGACCCGCACCTCACCATTGCGGGTTATGAGCCAAAAACGCAGACCGCGCCGGAGGAGCTTCTGGCGTCCCGCCTGGGCCGTCAGGCGGTGTTTATTCGCAATGATCCGGCCCGACCGACGCAGACCGGCGAGATCACCGGCGCGTTACCGGCTCCGGTCGGTGAGCGTTTCTCCATGACCGAGCGCCAGTCCCTGCTGACTCACGGGATCGCCAGCTCGACAGTTAACAGCGGGACGCTTCTTATCGAGCGTGATATCACGACCTATCAGAAGAACAAATTCGGCGTGGCGGATAACAGCTATCTCGACAGTGAAACCCTTCACACCTCCGCTTATGTTCTGCGCAAGCTGAAATCGGTCATCACGACCAAATATCCGCGACACAAGCTCGCGAATGACGGGACTCGCTTCGGGCCTGGTCAGGCGATTGTCACTCCGTCCGTGTTACGCGGCGAAATCTGCGCCGCTTATCGCGAAATGGAGCTTGCCGGTATCGTCGAGAATTTCGACGTGTTCAAAAAATACCTGATTGTTGAGCGTAACGCTGACGACCCGAACCGCGTTGATGTGCTGTTCCCGCCTGATTACGTGAATCAGCTCCGCGTGTTCGCGCTTAAAAATCAGTTCCGCCTCCAGTATTCGAATGAGGAAATGGCAAATGGGTAAGATTGCAGGCACCTGTTACATCAAAGTTGACGGACTCCAGCTCTCCGCAACCGGCGGCGTGGAGGTTCCCATGAACACGCGTCTTAAAGAGGACGTGATCGCTCTTGATGGCTCTGTCGACTACAAGGAAACGCACCGTGCGCCCTATACCAAACTCACCGCGAAAGTTCCGAAGGGGTTCCCGCGCGATAAGCTTATCAGCTCGGAAAATATGACGGTAACGAGCGAGCTTGCCAACGGGGACGTGTATGTCCTTTCTAACGCGTGGGTGAATGGCGAAATGAACCATAACCCCGAGGACGGCACGGTCGACATTGAGTTTCACGGTCAGGAGGGTTTTTACCAGTGATTAAAGAAATTACACTTTCACAGCCAGTCATGGCGCATGGCGAGAAACTTCATGTGCTGGAACTCCGCCCCCCGCGCTTCGATGAGGTCGAGGCGCTCGGCTTCCCATTCAATGTGGGCGCGGATGGTGCGATGAAAATCGACAGCGCCGTCGCCCTGAAATACATCCCCGCGCTGGCGGGGATTCCCCGCAGTTCCGCTGAAAAACTGGCGCTCCGTGATGTGTTCATGATCTCCATGCATATCATGGGTTTTTTTACGTCCTCGGAAACGGAAGCGGACTCCGCCGGCGACTCTACAACGTCGCGCATTTCTGGCGAGTAAACCCTTTAGAGCTGAAACGCGCCTCCATCACGGATTTCGCCGAGATGGAGGCCGAAGCCGTTCGCATTAATGAGGAGTTAAAAGGCAATGGCTGATTCATTCGAGCTGAAGGCGATTATCACCGCCGTTGATCGCCTTTCCGCTCCGCTAAAGGGGATGCAACGCCAGCTAAAGGGATTTCAGAAAGAGTTCTCGGGGCTAACAGTCGGTGCAGGCGTGGCAGGGAGCGCCATTCTCGGAGCAATAGCGGGAGCCTCAAAAGAGGCGATGGGCCTCGAAAACAACATGGCCGACGCCCGCAAGGCAATAGAGGAGCTTCACGACCCGAAAGCATTCCAGAAAATGACAAACGATATCGTCGATATGTCGACGCGGCTCCCGATGGCCGCCGAGGGTATCGCCGAGATCGTCGCTGAGGCGGGGAACGCAGGCATCCCGTTTAACGAGCTGACGCGCTTCGCCGAGGATGCCACAAAAGCCGCCGTCGGGTTTGGTATGACGGCAGCGGATGCCGGACATCAGTTAGCGGTGTGGAGGACGTCGTTTAAGCTGACGCAAGAGGAGGTCATGACACTGTCGGATCAGATGAACTACCTCGCCATGACCGGCCCGACGACCGAGAAAAAAATCGGCGCGGTGGTGACGTCTGTCGGCAACCTGGCGACGACGGCGGGCGTTTCAACGCGTGACCTTGCGGCGATTGCTGCAACGATTACCGGCGTTGGGGTGGATGCTGACGTCGCGGGAACCGGGGTTCAGAATTTCATGCTCGCACTGACCAATGCGAACACCGGTAATGCGAAAGCCGTGCTTAAAGCTATCGGCCTGACTTCTGAGGAAGTGGCCAAAGGGATGCAGAAAGACAGCAGGGGGATGATGCTCCGTGTTCTTGAAGGACTGAGCCATGTCTCTAAGGATAAGCAGGCCAAAGGGCTGGAATGGCTTTTCGGCAGGGAGTCAATCAAGGCGATAGCGCCGCTTCTGACTAACCTCGATCTTTTGCGGAAAAACTTTAATGCTGTCTCTGATGCGTCAAAGTATGCCGGAGCCACACAGCGGGAATACGACTCGCGCATTCACACCACAGAGAAACAACTCCAGATCCTGAAAAACCAGTTTACGGCGATGGCGATTACTGTCGGGAATGAGTTTTTGCCGATGATAGTTAAGGCTGTTGATGCGCTTAAGCCGTTTATGAAGCAGGGACTTGAGTTTATCCGCCAGAATCCTGAAACAGTGAAATCTGTCGCTAAATTAGGGGCGGCTTTGCTGGGCGTTGCCGCGGCAACCGGTGCAGTGAGTCGGGCAATTAAGATAATGAATTTCGCCATGAACATGAGTCCCGCTAAAGCGGCGATAGGGCTTCTCGTTTTTGGCGCATACGAGATTATCGAACACTGGGACGAGGTCGGGCCGGTCATTAAAAAGGTATGGCAGGAAATCGACAGCGTTGTTCAAAAAATGGGGGGATGGGAGACAGCTATCAAGTCTATGGCCGCGCTTGCCGCGCTTTATATCGGCGTGAGATTTATCGCGAATATCAGGACGGCTATCGGGATGCAGGACGGTTTGACGGCGGCTGTCGGGCGAACAGCAACCGCTATGAAGGGCATCGGTACTATCAGCCTGATAGCGGGCCTGATAGAGCTTGGACAATACGCTCAAAAGCTCGAAAAAGAACACCCCTGGCTGATTAAAAATTTTGCGGCTGATTCGTTAAATAGCGGCTTTGGTCTGAATGACAAAATGGATAAATGGGGTAAACAGTTTCACGATTTTGTTTACGACAAAACAGGGTGGCAAATGCCGCGAGCTGATGGTTATTTCTCCGGGCAAGGATATTCGCCGTCCGTACCGTTAGATCGTCCGGTCGGAGGCCGCTCACAAAGCGAGTTAACCGTCACGTTTGAAAATGCACCGCCAGGGATGCGGGTTATCGACCCGAAATCCGGCGATCCGTTTATGTCGGTGAAAACCGATGTCGCATATTCCCCTTTCAGAAACCCACGTTAAACCCGCTCCGGCGGGTTTTTTTATGAGGGCCGATCATGGCATTTGAAACCGGCTGGCGCGCGCGTCTGCAAAGCGCCTCCTTTCGCGGCGTTCCCTTTGAGGTTGAAAGCGATGAGGGCATTTTTGGCCGTCGCGTTCAGGTTCACGAATATCCCAACCGCGACAAGCCGTTTACCGAGGATTTGGGGCGGGCCGCGCGACGTATAACCATCAATGCATACCTCATCGGCGACGATTACCCCGAGAAGCGCGACCGGCTTATTGCCGCCATCGAGACAGAGGGCGCGGCGACGCTGGTTCATCCGTATTACGGCGAAATGAAAGGGAATGTCGACGGTCAGGTACGCGTGACCCACAGCAATCAGGAGGGGCGAATGTGTCGCGTGTCGTTTCAGTTCGTTGAGTCCGGCGAGCTGACATTCCCGACATCCGGCACGGCAACCGACGCGAGCCTCGACAGCTCGGCGGGTTCTCTGGCCGATGCTATCTCCGGCGCTTTCTCGGCGTTCTCTCTGGACGGGTTAAGCGATTTTGTTCAGAGCGGCGTTCTGGCTGACGCGGCGGAGATGTTCGACGTTATCGCCGACGCGTTCACAATGGTGGATTCCGGTATCTCCGCCGCCATGCGACTTGTGCAGGGCGATTTGTCAGTGATCCTGATGCCGCCGAGTTCCGCTAATGATTTTGTTCGTAACCTGCAAAAAGCCTGGCGGGCCGGGACACGTCTTACCGGCGATGCCTCGGATCTGGTCACGATGGTTAAGACCATCAGTGGTGTAACGGTTGATTCCGGGTTAGCACCTCGCGGCGTCTGGAGTTCTGACAGCGGGACAACCGCCTCACGCAAGGCTCAAGCGAACCTTGTCGCCTCGACGATGCGCGTCGTCTCGATATCTGAAGCAGCGCGCGCGGTCGCGCAAATCCCGTCGCCGCCGGGTAACAGCGCATTGCAGGGCGGCGCGAACTCTGTATCGGATATCGTCAATATCAGTCATCCCGCGCTGGATTCACAGTCCGCCACCACGGCGCGCGCCACTCCGGCAACCTGGGACGACTTAACGGATATCCGCACCGCGCTGAATGCGGCGATAGACAGCGAGCAGGCCCGCACAACGGATGATGCCGTTTTTATGGCGCTGACGAGGCTCCGGGCCGATCTCAACAACGATATCTCGTCGCGTCTGGCGCAGGTTGAGAAAACGGTCTCCCGGATACCGTCCGAATCGCTCCCGGCGGTTGTGCTGGCGGCGCAGTGGTTCGACGACGCCAGTCGGGAAACTGACATCCTCTATCGCAATAACATAGCGCACCCCGGCTTTGTGCCGGTGGTGCCGCTGAGGGTTCCCGTCCGATGAATAACACCGTTTTTTTACGCGTGAACGGTCGCGAGTGGGGCGGGTGGACGTCCGTTCGCATTTCCGCAGGTGTAGACCGCGCCGCGCGAGATTTTAACGTCGAAATCACCCGACAATGGCCCGGCGCGACAGAGTCCACACCGCAGATAAAGAACGGCGACGCGGTTGAGGTCAGAATCGGTGACGACCTTGTTCTCACAGGCTGGATCGAGGCGACCCCCGTCCGCTACGACGCGCGGTCGTTAAGTATGGCGATTGTCGGGCGCAGCAAAACCGGCGATCTGATTGATTGCACCGCCACGCCCGCGCAGCACTCCGGGGCGACGCTTGCGGAGATTGCCGCCTCGCTGGCCGCGCCGTTTAAAGTGAATGTCATCGACGCAGGCGCGCCGACGACCGCGCTTATTGATGCGCAGCCGCAGCACGGCGAAACGGTCATTGACTGCCTTTACCGGCTTCTTGGTCAGGTTCAGGCGCTGGTTTATGACAACGAAAAGGGCGAACTCGTCCTCGGTGTCGTCGGTTCGGCGAAAGCCGCGACGGCGCTCGTTCTCGGTGAAAATATCCTGTCGTGTGATACCGAGCGAAGCATCAAAGACCGTTTCTCTGAGTATCTCGTTACCGGGCAGCGACCGGGAACGGACGACGATTTCGGCGAGGCAACCATCGCCGCTATTAAACAAAAAAGCGGTGACAGCGCGATCACCCGTTACCGTCCCTACACAATCCAGCAAAGCGGCGCGGCGACATCGGCGACCTGTAAAGCCCGGTGTGAGTTTGAGCAGGCGCAGCGCGCCGCGAAAACGCGCGAAACGACTTACACCGTTCAGGGCTGGCGCCAGGGTAACGGCACGTTATGGGCACCAAATATGAAAGTTATCGTCTACGACCCGTTTTGCGGCTTCGATAACGAGGAGTTGATTATCGGTGAGGTGACATTCATTAAAGGCGATCAGGGAACGACGACGGAGCTTCGCGTCGCGCCCGCTGATGCGTATCTCCCGGAGCCCGCCGCAGCAAAAACCAAAAAGGCGAAAAAGGAGATCGTGTTCTGATGGGTATTAAGCAGGCGATTTCTAATCTCGCAGCGCGTGCCGTTCTGGCAGCGCTGGACTCCTCCAGAAAATGCCAGGCCGCAGGGTTAAAACTGATTGCCGGGGATACGAAAGAGAACGTCGAATACATCGAGCCTTACGGCTTTACGTCAACCGCACACGCAGGCGCGGAGGCGGTTGTCCTGTTCCCGTCGGGTGACCGTTCTCACGGCGTTGTTATCTCTGTTTCTGACCGGCGTTACCGGCTGAAAGGGCTCAAGTCTGGCGAGGTGGCCGTCTACACGGACGAGGGAGATTCGATTGTTCTCAAACGCGGGCGCGTCACCGAGATAACGACATCCGAGCTTGTGGTTAATGCTGAGTCGAAAATTTCGCTCAACGCCCCGCAGCTCGTCGTTAATGCATCCTCCGGCGTCTCATTCACGACGCCGACCATCACAACAAGCGGGGACTTTTCAGCGGCGGGCAAGGTATCAGACGGCGTCGGCACCATGTCGGCAATCCGCACCACATATAACGGACACAAGCACACCGCCCAGGGTGAAACCGCAGAAACGACCGGCCCTTCTGCTTCAATGGGGTAACGCATGATCATCTTTGTAAATGGCTTACTGAAAGAGTCGACCGACTATTTCGACGACCTTACCCGCTCCGTAATCATTTCGCTTTTTTCCTGGCGACGCGCGGAGGCGGACGACGATACCGAAATGCCTTTCGGATGGTGGGGCGACACTTTCCCGAGTGTCGGAAACGACCGGATCGGCTCCCGCCTGTACCTGCTGCAACGAAGCAAACTGACCAACGCAACCGCGACGCGCGCGAAGGATTACGCACGCCAGGCGCTCGCCTGGATGGAGGAGGACGGCGTCGCTGCGCGCGTCGACGTGGCCGCCACCCGAACCGGGATTAACTCGCTTCAACTGGAGGTCACTGTCTGGCAGCAGGACGGCAGCAAACACGCAATTATTTTCGATGATATATGGCAAGAGGTGTTAAATGGCTGACTCCGGTTTCTCGCGTCCAGATTTGCCCAATCTGATCGCCACAATCAGAAGTGATTTACTCACGCGATTTGAGACGGACGTCGTTCTCCGTCGCCTTGATGCGGAAGTCTATTCACGGGTGATGGCCGCTGCCGTTCACACACTTTATGGTTATCTCGACTATCTGGCGCGAAACATGCTTCCTGACCTTGCGGATGAGGAGTGGCTTTCGCGACACGGGAACCTGAAACAAGTCCCGCGCAAGCAACCAACCACGGCGAGCGGCTATGCGCGATGGGAGAGCGTGTCGTCGGGGATCACGCTGCCCGCCGGGACAGAAATGCAGACTGACGAGCAAAAGCAGTATGTAACGACCGCAGACGCGACCGTTAACGATGAGGGAGTTCTTCGCGCACTGATTGAAGCGGTTGACGCTGGCACAGGCGGGAACCTTGATGACAAAACGCCGCTTCGCCTGATGACGCCAGTCGCGGGACTTTCTTCAACATGCTATGCGGAGTCGGTTGAAGGTGGAACGGATTTAGAAACGCTGGAGGACTGGCGTTCGCGAATCATGGCGCGCTGGTACTACACGCCACAGGGCGGCGCGGATGCCGATTACCGGATATGGGCGACTGACGTCGCGGGGATCACCCGCGCCTGGGTGTTCCGCCATCATGCCGGACGCGGGACGGTTGGCGTGATGCCTGCTAACAGCGACTTAGATAATCCGGTGCCGGATGAGACGTTAATCGACGCGGTTAAACAGTACATTCTTCCGCTTGCGCCGGTGGCCGGTTCAGGCTTGTTTGTTTTCCCGCCGACGCTGAGAAAAATCGACTTCGAAATCGCGCTTGCTAAAGATACTCCGGCAATCAGGGCAGCGGTAACGAAAGAGATTAAATCGGCGTTGTTCAGGGACGGCGAGCCGTCAGGAAAGATTTATCTTTCTCGTATCAGTGAGGCGATCAGCCTGGCGACTGACCAGTTCGCGCACCGCCTGATTTCGCCAGCGAAAGACGTAGAGCTCGGCACCTATGAATTACCGGTTATCGGGGAGATAACGTGGTCGAACTACAACGAATCTGACGTTGAAATAGATGTCGCCCTGAATTCGTTCTCACCGAACCCCGTCACGCTGCCGGACAGCCCGGACGCATTCGCGACCGCCACCTTCACGCCTGAGAATCTGCCGTCGCTGGATGGGGTTAACATCACCTGGGACTTTGTCCCGGCAGGCGAGGGCGAGCCTGACCCGTCGACCCTTTGCGTCATTACCCCGAGTGCAGATAACAGCGGCGTGAAAGCAACCGGCATTGCTCCGGGGACAGTTCATGTCCGGGTTACTGTCGAGTACAAAGGCAAGACCGCGACGGATAACTCCTATCTCGATATTGAGGAGGTTACGTGGCTGTAGAGGACGAATATACCCGCCTGTTAAAACGGCTTTTACCGCCTGGCCCCGCCTGGGAGGGGAATAATCCCCTCCTCGAAGGGCTCGCGCCGTCTCTGGCGCGGGTACATGCGCAGTCGTCGGCATTAATGCGCGAGATTGATCCGGGGGCGGCGGTGCAGCTCCTCGACCGTTACGAGGCGTTATGCGGGCTGCCTGATGAATGCACCATTGAAGAGACGCAAACCCTCTCGCAGCGACAGCGGCGACTGGCGGCAAAGGTAAACGGTTACGGCGGCATTAACGAGGCGTTTTACCGGCGACAGCTCGATGCGCTCGGCTATCGGTCTGTTTCAATCACACAGTATCAAAACGAGGCGGAGAATCCTCGCCCGGATATCGCCACGGACGACGACTACCGCTATTTGTGGCAGGTGAATATTCCGACGCTCGCGACGATTGAGGTCATGACATGCACTTCCAGTTGCGTTGGCAGCCTTCGCACGTGGGGCGATACGGTCATTGAATGCGTGATTAACAAGGTTTCGCCCTCTCATACCGAAGTCGTGTTCGCGTACACGGAATAAAGCGCTTCCTTTCCAGTTAACCCTGCTCCGGCGGGGTTTTTTTATGAGGTAATTACTTTGCATCGTATAGATACCCCCACAGCACAGCAGGGCAAATTCGGCGCGGGCAAAAACGGCTTCACGGCTGGCGATCCGACGCTCGGCGTTCCGGCGACGCAGCTCGACGAGACCTTTTTCGATTCGGTTCAGGAGGAGATTTGCGCCGTTATCGAGGGAGCCGGGATTCAGCTTAAAAAAAGCGACCGCGCGCAGCTCTCCGCCGCCATCAACAAGATGATTCAGGCAAAGCATGAGCTGGCGCTTCTGATTAAGAACAATCTTTCAGACGTCGACGACGTCGAGCAGGCGCGGAAAAACCTCGGTCTCGGCGAGCTGGCGTTAAAAGACAGCTTAAAGGCGAGCGACGTGGGAGCCATTCCAATAACGGGAAGCACCGATATTACCGGGCCGTTGCGCACGACCGGGGAGGTGCAATCAAGCACCCCTAATGGCTTTCGCATCGCTTATGGCGGTTATGGCGCGTTCTGGCGTAATGACAGCGCAAATCTGTACCTGATGCTCACTGATAATGGTGACCCTTACGGAAGTTATAACGGCCTTCGCCCGTTTCGCGTGGATCTTGCAAAAGGAAATGTTTCCATTGGCACACCGTTATATGTCGCCAGTACGATTCAGGCAGATAAAGGCGTTCAGTCAGGTTATGTAGGCTCATATGCATTCTCTGCCCAATTTGCAACAGGAGCTGCTTTCTATGAGACGTTTAACACCACTGGTGTTAGCGAGTTTCATCCGCTTCTGAAACAGAAAGCGACGATAACCAACAAGGCCGCATGGTCTTTTTCTTACGGATCACTATGTGATAATGGCAAGCTTTCCTGGTGCCTACATATGATCGACGGAAGCGGCCATACCTATCGACACGAATGGGATACAAGCGGCAACTATACGTGTCCGGGGCAGCTTATCCCCGGTAACTATGCGAATTTTGACGCCCGTTATCAGGCGAAGAACACCGCGAATCGCGCCTCAAGCGGCTGGTATAAAGACACCTCGACCGGGTTGATTATTCAGTGGGGCGTGGCTAAACGCTCTGCCGATTCGACAAGTATCGCTTACCCGATTGCATTTCCTAATGCGGCCCTTTGTACAAATTTGACGGTGATATGGGGCGGGCATTTCACCGATCAAAACGTATTTTGCCAGCCGGTCGACCGTACCCGGTTTAATTACATTGCGGGCTCTGGCGAAGTTAGCTCTTACTTTCTGGCTATAGGTTATTAACGGACATGCCTTCTTATTATTACAGCCCAAAATTAAACGCCTTTTTTGCGGCAGCGCTGGAGAATGATTATCGCGCTTCCGGTACATGGCCTGATGATGTAACACCAATCAGTGACGATCTCTATCGCTCATTAATTGAAGGGCAGGCAGACGGGAGAATCATTACTGCGGATGAAATGGGACAACCTAAGTTGATCGAACCGACAATCGACTGGTGTGCGCAAGCTGAAGCACGGCGTCAGATGCTGCTATCACAAGCTCATAGCGTAACGTCGGACTGGCGTGTTGAGTTGATGCTTGGAGTACTTCCTGAAGCAGACAAGGCCAGCCTGTCACGGTGGATGGAGTACATTCGCAAAGTGAAGGCGTTGAGCTTTACCTGCGTTAGTGATGAGCAAGGTTTTAAGGCAATCACTTGGCCTGCAAAGCCTGGCTAA